AATGCAAGTAAAAAAGTATACGTACAGTTCTACCACGCAGGTACTACTACGTATCATTTTATATTAAACAATCATGCAATAGCAGGTAACTCTGCTGAGAACCTGTTTAATGCTGCACCTATGCATCTTCATGCAGGAGACAAGATTGTAATGTACGGTGAAACTACAAACACTATGGAAGCTTTAATTTCTTGCAAACAATATTATAACCCACTAGCCTAATGCATAACGGGGTTGCAATGTTGTCTGTAGTATGGTATAACTAACTATGTTATAACTATCCTTGGTACTAATACAAGGAGATATATACCATGCTAAAACGTTTACTTAAAAGCCTACAAGAAAGCCAACAACGCCGTGCAGACTATTGGCTACTGCATAATATGACAGATAAAGACTTACGGGATATTGGAATTACTCGTGGCGAAATCAAAAGCAAAATCTACTGTTAATGCGGCTGGTAATTATACTAAGCCTAGTATGCGTAAGTCTCTTGTGGCTTCCGTTAAAGCTAGTAGCAAAGGTGGAAAACCCGGTCAGTGGTCAGCCCGTAAAGCTCAAATGGTCGCAAAGCAATATAAAGCTAAAGGTGGAGGGTACAAATCGTGAAGGGAGTTAATCACTACCTGAAAGACGGTACTCTCCATAAAGGTAAAACCCATAAGCATCCCGACGGTAGTCTTATGACGGGTGCAACTATGACTAAGACTTCTAAGAAGTTAGTTCACTATAAAGACCTTAGTAAAACTGCAAAGGCTAAAACAAATGGCAAAGTCAAAAAGTCAAAAAAGTCTTAGTCGATGGACAAAGCAAGATTGGAAAACCAAGAGTGGTAAGCCTTCGACACAGGGTAGTAATGCTACAGGCGAAAGGTATTTACCTGCGAGTGCTATTAAAGCTATGGATGAAAAAACGTATGCGGCTAGTACAGCTAAGAAAAGAAAAGATACAGCAGCAGGTAAGCAGTTTTCTAAACAACCTAAAGCTGCAACTAAAACTTCCAAACGTTTTCGGAGGGTCTAATGACATCCTTTGAAGAAGCAGACAATAACGGTAGTGGTTCTATTGAGAAACATGAATGGGATTTATTGCTATTAGAAGATAAGCGGAGACGTATAGAAGATGAAGACGCCCATAGGGACCAGACTAGAAAGATGGCTTGGTTCGCATTATGGGGAATGCTCCTTTATCCTTTTGGTGTGGTTGCTACAGGTGCGCTCGGTCTTGACAACGCTTCGTCAATTATCGGCAGCATGGCCTCTATTTATTTTGTGTCTGTTGCTGGTGTGGTATCTGTCTTTATGGGTGTAACTAACTTAGCTAAGAAAGTGTCAACAAAATGATTGGACAACTTTTAGGTGCAGTAGGTAATCTTGCCAGCACTTACCTTGACGGTAAGGTAGCGGTGCAGAAAGCTAATGCTGAGATTAAAGTCAAGCAAGCTACAGGTGAGATTGATTGGGACATTGAAGCTATAAGAGCTACACAGAACTCATGGAAAGATGAGTGGATTACTTTATTGTTTAGTATTCCACTCATTCTTGCATTCTGTGGTGATTGGGGAAATCAAATAGTACAGGCAGGGTTTACTGCACTTGAGGTAATGCCAACATGGTATCAGTATTCATTGGGTGGTATCGTAAGTGCCAGCATAGGAATGAGATCAGTAAGTAAGTTTTTCGGAGGAAATAAATAATATGGCTATGCGACCAAAAGCACGTCCAGCAAATCTAGGTAAAGTAGACGGAGCACCAGCAGCTGTAACACGATTCATTACAGCTAATGGTATTGCTGCCGCTAAAAAGAAATACAAGGCAGCTTCTATTACAGAGGCACAAAAGCTAACAAAGGATAAGGTTAAGGCACCTACAACTTCACTACGTCCAAAAGGTCGTGGGTATACTCCTAAAGTTCTTGAGGGTAGTACCCGTGGCATTTAATTTATCTAAACGTAGCATTGACAAGATGGAAGGTGTAGATGAAAACCTTGTAGCTGTAGTTAAACGGGCTATTGAACTTACGAAGATAGACTTCGGAGTTATCTACGGTATGCGTACTGAAGAAGAGCAAAAGAAACTTGTAGCTGCAGGCAAATCACAAACCATGAAATCTAAACACCTTGTAGGCAGGGCAGTTGACCTAATGGCTTATGTGGACGGTAAGGGTTGCTGGGAATTAAATGTATATGACGATCTGTGTGACGCAATGAAAGCTGCAGCTAAGGAACTTGGTGTAGCAATTAAGTGGGGCGCAGCATGGTCAGAGGGTGACATTCGCACATACGAAGGTACAGCTGAAGACGCAATGATGAAGTACATTGATCTTCGCCGCAGTGAGGGTCGCAGACCATTCATTGATGGCCCACACTTTGAATTGATGTAATAGAGGAAGTATTATGGCACGTGAGTTAACAGAACGCCAACAAAAGTTTTTAGCAGTCCTTATGGATGAAGCAGCTGGAGACATTTCTACTGCTAAGATTATGGCGGGTTACTCCGCTAATACGTCTAACCTTGAAGTTACCAATAGTCTCAAAGAAGAGATCATTGATGTGACACACAGTTACCTAGCACGTAATGTGCCTAAAGCTGCAATGGCTATGGTACAGGCTTTGTACGACCCAACGGAACTTGGCATTCGTGATAAGATGGCAGCAGCTAAAGAACTGCTAGATCGTACCGGCCTCGTTAAAACTGAGAAGGTACAGATAGAAGCTAAGGGCGGTGTAATGCTTATGCCAGCCAAGAACCCAACAGAAGAAGATGAATGTACCTGTGGAAAAAGTATGCGTGCCTGTACTTGCGATGACTAAATCCGTAGGTACATGGAAGTTACCACAGCCGACAGACTTAAAAGAAGACAACGTATGGGTTCCAATCCCACGTGTAGCAAGAACAATTCCATATGGGTACGAAATAGACCCAGAAGATAACGGAATACTCTTGCCAATTAGCCACGAACTTGATATGCTTGAACAAGCACAGAAATACATTAAACAGTATTCGTATCGGGAAGTAGCGAACTGGCTTACCAGAAATACAGGTAGGTCAATATCACACGTAGGATTAAGGAAACGGTTAGACAATGAGCGACAAAGAAAAAACAAAGCTGGAAGCTTACGCCGATGGGCAGAGTATGCCAAAAAGGCAATCGCCAAGGCGGAAGAAATCGAGCGCACAAGGATCGGTGCGAAAGAAAACAACGACAGCAGCACAGAAGAAAAAGAAGACAGAGCAGCCTAGTCACACAGTAATCTTAGATCAGTTCACAGATAAGATCGAAGAAGACCATAACATTATATTTAAACCTAATGTTGGGCCACAGACTGACTTCCTTGCAGCAAGTGAGCGTGAGGTGCTATATGGAGGCTCTGCAGGGGGTGGTAAGAGCTACGCTATGTTGGCTGACCCTTTACGCTTTATGGACGTTCCAGCCTTCACTGGTGTCCTCCTACGGCATACTACGGAAGAACTTAGGGAACTCATTACTAAGTCGCAAGAATTATACCCTAAGATTTGGCCCGGTATTAAGTGGTCAGAGCGTAAGATGACATGGACTGCACCTTCTGGTGCTACACTGTGGTTAAGCTACCTAGACAAAGACCAAGACGTTACACGATACCAAGGTTTAGCATTTAGCTGGATAGGATTTGATGAGTTAACTCAATGGGCTACACCCTTCGCTTGGAACTATATGCGCTCAAGGTTACGTACAGCTGACCCTTCACTACCTCTCTCAATGAGAGCTACTACTAACCCCGGCGGCAGAGGACATCATTGGGTTAAGAAGATGTTTATTGATCCTGCACCTGCAGGTAAGTCCTTTGTAGCTACTGATATTGACTCAGGTGAAGACTTAAAGTACCCAGCGGGTCACGCTAAAGCAGGTAAGCCCCTATTCAAACGTAGATTTATACCTGCACGATTAAGAGATAATCCATACCTAGCTGAACAAGGTGACTACGAAGCAATGCTTTTGTCACTACCTGAACAACAGCGCAGGCAGTTACTTGACGGTGATTGGGACATTAAAGAAGGCGCAGCCTTTACAGAGTTTGACAGACATATACATGTAGTTGAGCCGTTTGACATACCAAGTAACTGGATTAAGTTTAGGTCATGTGACTACGGATACGGAAGTGCTTCTGGCGTAGTATGGTTTGCAGTTTCCCCAAGTGAACAGTTAATTGTTTATCGGGAGTTATACGTAACTAAAGTACTTGCTACAGACTTAGCTAGTATGGTTTTAGATGCAGAAGCAGGTGACGGTAGTATTAGATACGGTGTACTCGACAGTTCTTTGTGGCACAAACGTGGTGACACTGGACCTTCACTAGCAGAGCAAATGATACAGAAGGGTTGTCGTTGGCGTCCATCAGATCGTTCTAAAGGTTCACGTGTAGCAGGTAAGAACGAAATACACAGACGTTTACAGGTAGATGAGTTTACAGAAGAACCACGGCTTATCTTTTTTAACACATGTACTAACATGATTTCACAGTTACCTGCACTACCAATAGATAAAAGAAATCCAGAAGATATTGACACACACTCAGAAGACCACTTGTATGATGCTTTAAGGTATGGTATCATGTCAAGACCAAGATTTAGTGTGTTTGATTTTGATACGCAAAGCAGTCATTCCGGTGGTATGCGAGTAGCAGATGCTACCTTTGGTTATTAAGGAAAGTTAAATGGCAGAAGAAAACGAAGGTTTTATTGAGGACGAATCTATCGCTTTAGAAGATAGTGATAACTCTACTATAGACGATGCAGACTCAAATAAAATCATTCCTTTCATTATGGAAAAGTACAATCGTGCAGATGATTATCGTCAGCAAGATGAAGAGCGTTGGCTACGGGCGTATCGTAACTACCGTGGTTTGTACAGTCCTGACGTTCAATTTACAGAAGCTGAAAAGTCTCGTGTATTTATTAAAGTAACTAAAACTAAAACACTTGCTGCCTATGGGCAGATTGTTGACGTTCTATTTGCAGCACAAAAGTTTCCTTTGACGGTAGACCCTACCGAACTTCCAGAGGGTGTAGTTGCTGACGTAAGCTTTGACCCTGCAGAACCTGAGCAAATACGTGAATCGGGTATGGATGAACTTGTAAATCCTTATGGGTACAAGGGGGACGGTAAAGATTTACCAGCTGGAGCTACCGCTAAAACACTGGCAGAAAGCTTAGGTCCACTTAAAGATAAGTTTGAAGGCATTGAAGGTGTTCGTGAAGGCGTAGGTAAAACCCCTACTGCAATTACATTTAGTCCTGCACTTGTTGCAGCTAAGATGATGCAAAAGAAGATACACGATCAGTTAGAAGAATCAAGTGCAAGTAAGCACCTACGTAGTACCGCCTTTGAGATGGCACTATTTGGTACTGGCGTAATGAAGGGTCCATTTGCCGTAGACAAAGAGTACCCTAACTGGGATGAAGACGGTGAGTATTCACCTACTATTAAAACTATCCCACAGGTATCACATGTATCTGTATGGAACTTCTATCCTGACCCAGACGCTAACAACATGGACGAAGCTCAGTTTGTTATTGAGCGCCATAAGATGTCCCGTACACAGTTGCGTGGATTGAAACGGCGTCCATTCTTTCGTTCTAATGTAATTGACGAAGCTATTAAGCTTGGTGAAAACTACAGTAAAGAACATTGGGAAGACGATCTATCGGATTACGCACCAGAGCACGGTATTGAAAGATATGAAGTACTAGAGTACTGGGGTACTGTAGATGTAGAGATGCTTTTAGACCAAGGTGTAGATATACCTAGTGAACTATCTGATCTTGATGAACTACAAGCTAACGTATGGATTTGTAACGGCAAGCTATTGCGTATGGTTATGAACCCGTTTAAGCCTGCAAATATTCCTTACATGGCTGCACCCTATGAGCTTAATCCATATAGCTTCTTTGGTGTAGGTATTGCTGAGAACATGGACGATACTCAAACACTGATGAATGGTTTCATGCGTATGGCTGTAGATAATGCCGTACTATCAGGTAACTTAATTCTTGAGGTAGACGAAACTAACTTAGTACCGGGCCAAGACTTGTCTGTGTATCCCGGCAAGGTGTTTAGACGCCAAGGTGGAGCACCGGGACAGGCTATCTTTGGTACGTCTTTTCCTAACGTGTCACAGGAAAACTTACAGTTGTTTGACAAGGCTAGAGTACTTGCAGATGAAAGCACAGGCTTTCCTTCCTTTGCTCATGGGCAAACTGGTGTATCAGGAGTAGGCCGTACAGCTTCAGGTATTAGTATGCTTATGGGTGCTGCACAAGGTGGCATCAAAGGTGTAATTAAAAACGTAGACGATTATCTACTCCGTCCTCTAGGTGAGGGCTTATTTAGATTCAACATGCAGTTTGACTTTGACCCTAAGATTAAGGGTGACTTAGAAGTTAAAGCTCGTGGTACTGAAAGTCTTATGGCTAATGAAGTACGTAGTCAAAGATTAATGCAATTTTTACAGACTGCATCCAATCCAGCACTTGCACCTTTCGCAAAATTCCAGTATATTATACGGGAGATTGCAAAGTCTCTGGAACTTGACCCTGATAAAGTAACCAATAACATGGACGAAGCTGCAATACAAGCTGAACTCATGAAGGGTTTCCAAGAGCCAACTCCAGCGCAAGGAGCACCAGCGGGTGCAGACGCAATGGACCCATCAGGAGCAGGCGGCGGTAACATAGGCACAGGCCAAGTACCACTACCTCAAGAACAAGGATTTAGTGGTAATGCAGAACAAGGAGCACCTCCAGAAGCTCAAGCCAATGGTCAACAACAGTAAGCAGTGGGATCAGTTTAGCGAGTACTTAGATTTTTTAGTAGATTCACAGCATCGTGTTATGGAACAAACAGAAGACGCTACCATACTATATAGATCACAAGGTGCGATTTTTCAGTTACGCAGGTTAAAGTTACTGCGTGATGAAGTACAAAAAACCAAATAGAGGAATTAACTTATGATGAATCGGCAAATGGAATTATTTAAAGATGGTGGCCTTAAAGATGAAGGCGGCATGATAGATGAAGTGTCTGGCAACGAAGTACCCATTGGTGGTACTAAAAAAGGTGTTCGTGATGACATTGCTGCTAACGTAAGTGAGGGTGAATTTGTTATGCCTGCAGACGTAGTTCGCTACCACGGTTTAGATAAGATGATGCAGATACGTCAAGACGCTAAGATGGGGTTAAAACAAATGGAAGCTATGGGACAGATGGGTAATAGCGATGAAGCTACTATCCCAGATGACATGCCGTTTGGAATGGCTGACCTTATAGTTGTAGGTGCTGGTGATGAACCTATGGAGTTTGCTGATGGTGGTTTTGTACCTTCCTATGCTCCCGGTGGAACAGTAAAACTAACCGATAATGCTAGTAAGTACGAAGAAGACAGTAGTGCTCCTACATCTTCCTTTAAGGAACTTATGGGTGACGCTTATGCTGAAGTAGTTATGTATATAAATGCTGCAGGTGATATGCTTGCAGTACCGTACATTAATGGCTCACCCGTTTACCCTGTTCCAGATGGTTACACGATATACGATCCTTCTACGCAGCCGGAAGCACCTACAGAAGTACAAGGTGCTGCTATTGCTGCTGTTGCAAATGCTAATGCCGTTATACGTAATAATGATGATCGTGATAGGCAACAACAACCCCCACCAAAACCACCCGTTAAGTGGCAAGAAATATCTACAGACGAGTTTATAGCAGAAGCTGGTAAAATGGTAGGTATAGGCCGTACCGTTATGAATGTAGCTATGATGTTTATGGGTCCACTGTCGTTGCTTGGTAAAGGAATGATGGCTATAAACGATAGAAGTGTAGCCAAAGAAATTGCACAGAGGATAAAGTCCGGTGAATTTTCTGCAGCACAATTAGAAACACTTAATGGCATAACTGGAAAGTTGTCTGGTAGTGGCGGTATAATGGGTAAAGTACTAGGTGGTATAATTGATACTGTTGGTAACTTATTTGGCGCATCTAAAGAAGAAAAAGAAGCAGTCGCTAAAGTAGAAAATGTTATAACCAAAGTAAAACAACCTATTGCTAAAAAACCAGAGGCGCAAGGTAGTGGTGTTACCGAATCTGAGGAATTTAAAAAAGCACTGCAAGATGTAGTAGACCAACAGATTGCAAGTGGTGGTCGTGGTAACTCTGGAAGTTATGAATACGGAAATTTTATAGGAAGAAGTTTAAGCCCAGAAGTTAAAAGTGCCTTGCGAACTGTTATAGACAGTG